AATGTCATTAGGTAAATTTTGAACTGAGCCATTGTCAACTAAAATTTGATCCCATACTTTTTCAGTGTTGTGACCTTTTTCCTCTAGTACTTTTTCTAAAACTTTATTTTTAACTATGAATGTTCCTTTAGCGCCATTAAATGTGTAAATATTAGCGGGTTGAGGCTCTATACCAGCAGAGCAACCATTTAATCTAGAATTACCTACAGTTGGAGCTATTGCAAGTAAATGGGTGTTTCTCATACCTGTTCCTTTACACCATAAAGGTTCACCATATTCTTCAGCTAACTGTCGACTTGCTTCTTCTGCTTTTAATTTTATTTGGGAAAATATTGTATGTGTCCAAGCTGTAGAAGCTATTGAATTGAATGGTAAATCTTTCTTTTGTAAGAATGTATGCCAACCCATAACCCCTAAACCTAATGCTCTTCCTTTTTTAGCATGTCTATGAGTTCTTATCATTGATTCTTTCCCATTTGTTTTATCAATAAACTCTTGCATTATTCCATCTAAAAAATAAACAGCTGTTTCAACTGCATCTGTGTCTTTCCATTCATCATATTTGGCTAAATTTAAGGATGATAAACAACAAATAAATGAATGCTCTTCATCTGTATGAAGTGTAATTTCAGTACAAATATTAGTCATTGAAACATTTAAATTATTCATTAAGTAAGACATTGGATTGTCTTTATTAATATTGTCTTTAAACATTATGTAAGGCTCACCAGTTTCAACTCTTGCTTTTAAAATTTCAAGCCATAACTCCATTGCTTCTTGATCTCTATCATTTAATCTTTTCATGAAATTATCATCAACAACTACACATTGGTGTAGATTTAAACATTGTCTATTTGGGTCACCTTTTGGTCTTCTAATTTGTAAGAATTCTTTAATATCGGGGTGATTAATATCTAAATTAACACTAGCAGCTCCTCTTCGTACACTACCCTGATTGGTAGCTATAATCGTTGAATCATAAATTTTTGCCCAAGGAACAATTCCCTCAGATCTTCCATTTCCTCTAATCCCTTCACCTCTTCCTCTAATTTTAGATAGGGAAATTCCAACCCCACCACCATAAGAAGTTAATCTCATTAATTCAGCATTTGTTAAACCTATTCCTCTTATTGAATCCGGTGTGTCAATTCCAAAGCAAGATATAGGTAAACCCCTGTCTGTACCTGTATTTGATAAAACTGGTGAAGCCAAGCCAATCCAACCATTCCAAATGTATTTAAAAAATTTATTTTCTAAATCTGGTCTATTTAATCTTTGGGAAATGGAACTTGCTACTCTTCTATAGGCTTTTTTTGGTGTTTCTCCTGGTAATAAATAACCTTTGGATATTGTGGCTAAAGATACTTCATCCATATGATCTGGGTAGTCTTTTCCTTTTTCCCATTGTGTGTAGTCTGATATTAAATTATTATCCATAAATTAAAATATTGAGGAGGTGTCCCAGTCTTTTGTTCCCTTTGAATAATTAGTTACCCTTACGGCAAAGAAATCGGAATGTTGTTTTCCTCCTGATAGATGGTCAAACCATTTCATTTCATTAACTGATGTTAAGTCAATATCTGTTATTATTGGGTTATACCCTAAATCACCTAATTTTGTATTTACTCTATGTTTGATAAAATTTTGTAGATTATACTTGGAACATCCTTCTAAATCACCTAATTCATAAACTTTATCTATAAAGTCTAACTCAAATTTAAGAGAAATTAAAGCTGCTTCATTTATAGATGCTTCCAACTCGGGTGTTTTTAATGATTTATTTTCTTTAATTAAAGTTCTAAATAACCAACATCCAGCTTCAGAATGAAGTGACTCATCTCTAATTGACCATTCAACAATTTGACCTACACCTTTTAGTTTATTTCTCATTTTAAATGAAAGTAAAACAGCAAAGGAAGAAAATAAATTTACACCCTCTGTAAAAGCGGAAAATATAGCCAAAGACTTAGCTACCTCATGCCAATCAGGGTCACCAACAAAACTATCTCTTACTTTCATGAGGTTTTCAATTTTAGCCATTGTCGTTTCATCTTCTAAAAATTCACTAAAATCATCTAAACCCAACTCTTCATTTAATAAAGAGTAGGCTTCAGCATGTATAGTTTCCATAGCCCCAAAAGTAGTAGCCATTGCTATTATTTCAGGTTTTCTAAACCATCTTGTTACTAAACCCGTCCAATAATCATTTACTACTGTTTCTGTTTGTGCAAATCCTTTTAAAATTGAGCCTATAATATTTTTTTCAGTTTTGGTTAAATTTTGCTTCCAATCATTAATGTCTGACATCATGGGAACTTCCGTGTGAATCCAATGTGCTTGTTGTTGTTTAAGCCAATATTCATGGGCTTTAGGATATTCAAAAGGTTTATAGACTATTCTTTCCTTGAGTAGATTTGGTTTAGGCATAGTTACTTTTTTATTTTTAAGGATTTAAATTAAAAAACTGATTTTTTAAGTGTTCTTTATCAAAACTGTCTAAATCTGAATGTGGGGAAGTTTTTGGGTTTGTTATTATTTCATCGTCTTCATTGTAGTTGTGAACTTCAAAATGACCTGTTGATGTATCTGCTTTTACTCCATATGTTAAACCATCCATTCCATATCTATTTTTCATTACGTGAAACCTACCTGTGCCATTAACTTTATCTTTTGCTTTCCTAGATAACGAAAGACAAAAATCTGTAATCATAATTTTATCATAAGATCCAGCGGCTTTGTCTCCTTCAATAACATCGTCTTTTGCACCAGCTCTATTAACTTGAGAAACTGACCAAACTGGTAATTTTAATTCTCTTGCTAATCCCTTTGTACTTGTATAAATATCATCAATTTCATATTTCCTATCAACATTTTTTCTTCTTGATGAAAGAAGATCAACATAATCTATGATTATTAGATCAGCATCAATACCTAGATCTTGGCATTTTCTTATATGGGATTCTATGGTATGGATGGTAGTTTTACCCATAGCAAATTCTTTAATAACTAATTTTCCTGGTAATTGAGGAATCGCTTCCTCTACTTTTTCTTTATTTGACATTATATGATTTACTGGGATTTGAGTGAAGAAAGCATCATATCTTCTTCCAACATAATCCTCACCTAATTCCAAAGTATAATGTAAAACATTATAACCTAATTTTACAGCGTATCCTCCTAATGCTACTAATGACCATGATTTACCACCTCCTGGATTGCCAAATATTAATCCAAAGTCACCTTCACCTAATCCCCCTTGGAGTAATTCTGTTATTTGGGGCCATGGGGTTGGAATTGGTTTTCTAGTATCTTCTCTGTATCTAGTTTCGATATCTAAATTATACTCATGACCTATATTTTTATCTTGGCCTGATTTTAAAGCATTTTCAACAAGAATTTTAATTGAATCATAATCTCCTGCTTTTAGTAAATCAACAGATGATAGAAGTGCTTTTTTAAGTTGTTGGTTTTTACAAAAGGATGAAAATTCTTCCATAACATACTCTAAGTCTTCATCACTTGTTATGTAAGCTTCTCTTAATTGTTCTTTTATAGATAATCTTAAGACTTCATTTTCAACTTTTTTAACTTCAACCTTTAAAATCTCGAGTGAGGGAGTTGTATGGTACTTATTATAGTATTTTAAAATTTCTTTAATAATCCATCTATGGGCTTGGTTAGTAAAGTCTTCATCATTGATTATATCGTAGATGTTTATGAGAAACTCTTTATGAGTTAGTAATGCTGATATTACTTTTATTTGGAAGTCTTTTCCATATTCTTCGAATTTTTTTAAAGTCAATGTAATTGTTTTTTATTTATTTATAACTAATTTTTTAAAATTTTCATCTAACCAATACTCTAAATTCCTTATCATCCCTCCTAATTTATCTTCATTATATAGGGATATGAATTCCTCAGGAAGGTAACTTAAATTATTAGTTTCTACAATCTTATCTAGATATTTTTTATCATTTTCATCTAATAGTGGCTTACTTAAATCCATAACTTTATAACTTTTTTCTAAATCGCTTACTGCTAATAAAACTCTAGAGTAAATAACATGGTCTTTAAATTTAGATTCACATATCTCTAATAACTCATCAAAGTTCATTATTCTATCTTTTAACTCAGGAAATTTTTTAAGTAAACCTTTTTCCCCTAATCCTTTGATTCCTTTTATTTTATCTGATTGGTCTCCTAATAGTATTTTATATAGGATAAAGTTTTTAGGTGAAATTTTATATTTTCTTTTAAATACTTCTTCAGTATAATATTTCTTTTCAATTGGTCTGTAGACAGTAACTTGGTTGGAAATCAATTGTAGAAAATCTTTATCACTAGATACAATAAATACCTTATCATCAGGTTGTTTTGGTAATGTACTACTTAAATACGCTATGATATCATCGGCTTCTGCTTTATCTAATGATAAAGTTTTTACAGGTAGTGTTTTTAAATATTGGATAATTCTTATTATTTGATCTATTTTAGAAGTATCTTCTTCTTCTAAATCCTCAAATACCTCCCAATTAACTCTTGTAATATTTCTCCCAGATTTATATTCAGGTATTATATTTTTTCTATTTGTGGAAGCGCCAATTCCATCAAACACAACATATACTTCTGTAGGCTGTGTTTGACGAATCATGGCTCCTAAAGAACGAAAAAATCCACCTAATCCACCTATATGGGCTCCATCAGGATTAACCATATTAAGCATTGCAAAATTTCTAAAAAATAAATTTAATCCATCTAAAAGCAATATCCTTCTTCCTTTAAACACATCGGTGTCATTCTCCTTAGTTGATTTAAGAAGTTTAAGTAAATTTTTCTTATCCATAGTTTATTCTGGTTCTTCTGTATAGGAAGATATATCATGATAATCATGCTCCTCTTCCACTATTTGAAAATCTGTTCCTCCTAAAATACTCTTCCAAGCTTCTGCATTTTGATTTTTATAAGCTTTGAGTTCTTTATCATCATCATTAATAAATCCATGGGGTGTCATTACAATTCTTCCTCTTGTAGTAACTCCATTAATATGATTTTTATCAATTTGTAGATTTACTCTTTTAGCAAATTCAACTTGCTTTCCATCTTTAATTGCTTTAATTTTAGATGTTCCCGCATTTGAAATATTACCAAAGGTAACAACAAATGTAGAGTCAAACCACATTGCAAACCCACCCTTATTCATTAATTTGGGTTTCCCCATAGGTGATTCTGCTTTTGCAGTCCATACCTTATTAATACATACTAATGTATTTGTATATGCTGAACTTTCTTTTCTTGATAATGTAATTCTTTGGTTTACACTATTTCCAAATTGAGTTGACATTGCACCGGCGTTCCATTCATTGTTGTTTTTATTTGATTTTATCGACATTTCACAAGGAACTGAACCTATTGAATCCCATAAAAATAATAAATCATAGGGTAAATTACCTTTCTTTTGTTCATCAATTAAGTCTAAGATAAATCCAGCAACGTCTTCAATTGAATGAATTGTTTCTCTATCTACATAAATGAATTCACCTTCATAATTTATTACTTCATTTGTTTTTTCATCGATTACTTCTTTTACTTCAAGACCCATTTGTTTAGCATGTTCCCAATTCCATTTCATTTCTGTAATGATAAAAATGGGTAGAATACTTCGTTTTTGTGCTGAAACCGCTGCTTCTAATAAAGCTGTTGTTTTTCCTGTATCGGAATGGCCTCTAAGTAAAACAATATGACCCATTGGAATGCCAGGGATTGATGTTACGTCTTGAAAGGCTTGTGATAGTGGTATCCAAGTTTGTTCTTTAAACTTGATATTTGATTTAAGCCCCTTTTTTTCTTTAAAGGAACCTAAATCAAAATTTTTCTTAATTTCTTTAGATACTGCTTCTTGTAGTGATTTTTTAACTTTAGCCATATATGTTTAGGATTAAAATGGTAAATCATCTTCTTCAAACATATCATCAAACTCCTCAGATTTTTGTTTTTTAGGAGTTCCTTGAGTATCTAAACTAAAATTTGTTTTGGGTGGGGTTGTTTTTTCCTCTTTATCCCCTTCAAATTCACTTGCTGGTTCTGATGTGATTGTATCTTCATCATCACCCTCTGTTAGAAATTCTTGGAGTGTTTCTTTCAATTTATCATAAGGATATTTATACCTTTCTTCAAGTAGAATTGGTTGTTGTTCCAACCATTCTTCAATTTTGGAACTATCTTCATTTAAAACTGTTTGTTTTGGTTTTGGTCTTAGGTTTATATTAAATCCAAGGCGACCTTCAACTTTTGTAGCAGTTAATACAAAATCATATCCTTCAGCTACATCTGTGAAATTACCATAATCTTCATCATCAGCAATTTCTAATAGTTCTAGATAAAGTGTTTTTGAAAATTCAAATAATCTAACACCTTTTTCCTCTTCTCCTCTAACAATAATAGGGGCAAATACCCTCATTTTAGGGTCTAATTTTTTAGCTAAACTCCAGTTTTGTGAATCACTTGTTTCCCTTAACTTCTTAGTAAAGTCAACAATTGGATCTTTCTCTCCCCAGTTACTCAAAGCAACAATTGGAAATTTTCCAACTCCATAATGCATGAATATTTCTTGGAAAGGGTTTGTTTTGTTTATTTTTGAAGGAATAAATCTAATTTGATATTTTCCTTCTTGTTTTGGTTTCCAGTAGATTAAGGTATAATCCTTTTTCTCCCGTTTTTCTCTTGGTTTCGTTTCTTCCTTTAAAGAAGTCAACCGATTTTTAATAGCATTTAAATCCATTTTTTAGAAATTTTTAAAATTATAATTAAGGTAAATATAAGTAAATTGAAGCAATAAGCCAAACTATAGTTCAATAATTTTATGAATTTTAGTATTCAACTGCTTTAATTCATTATGTTGTGTAAGCAAAATACAGTTTCTATAATGTTGCCAATTGATTGGAAATTTGGTGTCGACAACCCCACCATTTAAACTTTTGATTAATTCATTTAAGGCATTTATTGTATATAAAGTATTTGTTTCTTTTTTACGATGAACTAAAATTGTATTATCAGGTATATTATTTACGTTTCCTTGGTCAACATTATAAGTGATAACGTATTCATTATTGCTCTTTATATGAAGAACAAATATCTTATTATACATAATAGAGTATTGAGAAGATAAATTTTCTATTAACCCATCAATTCCCTCTAGAGATGTAAAGGTGCAAAACAATTTATTATTCAAATCTCCAACGTTTAGCGGGTTATCAAAATCATAGTTCACAGTATAAATATTGGGGGTGTTATTCAAAATCGTAGTTTCTTCCATGCTTCATTTTAATTTTTAAATCGTATTTTTCAAATACATCTAATACTTCTTTCATTATCTCTTTATCCTCTTTATGATAATCAAATAAAAAACTATCATAAGTATACAATACTAACTTTGTTTTTTTCTTTTGAATTAATTTTAGTATCTGCCATAATATAACAACATTTTTTGTGGTCTCCAAATTTTGCAGTAGATAATTAAATAGTTTTTGTGGATTCATATTTTCCAACTTATCTTTTTCAAATTTATAATGGGAAATAGGACATTCAATAAATCCATTATTATTAAAATTATCCCATAGCTTATCTACAAATACTTGGATTTTTTTAAAGAATTCCAATTCCTTATATCTTTCAAATACCCCTCCATAAAGTTGTTTGAATGTTAATTCTTTTGCTTTATTATAATCTACTTTATACATTTCTGCAAATGATTGGTGAATGTCATCACAATCAAATTTATAATCAATTAATTGGGAAGCTAAAGTAGGATGGTATGCCGAAATATCTAATTCTATAAATTGGTGATTTTCCGGTATAAATGCTTTTCTACATCCATTTTCCTTATTTAAAGCAGCGTAATTTATTCCTCCGAATTTATTTGAGGGTCTTGTTGTTGTTGTATTGTAATTATATTGTGTGTATACTCTACTCTTGCCACTTCTATCGAAGTAGTCTTCAAAGAGTTGGCTATCCACTCGTAAACCGCTCCTTTCGATGGAGTTGAATACCAGGGGAAATATGTTGTTGTAAAATTCGTTAACTTCTCCATTGAATGTATTTTTTAAATTGTTGTAATTATTTTCGCAACTCTCATAGTGTTTAACTATAGGAATTAATTTATTTATATTTTGTATTTTTTTATTTCTTTGTTTTAAAATCTCATGAGCTTTCGTTTGATGAGGTTTAAATTCATGAGGAAATAATGATAAGTCGATTACGTCTTTATGCGCGTAAAAATGGTAAAAATATTTTTTATCCCAAGTGTATAATGTGGTGATTTGCTTAATTGATTTAACAACGTATTCGTTGATTTTGCATATAGCTTCGCTGTGGTCTAATGGTAAAATGTAACCCTTATCGGAATTTAAAGGCCTTATATAAACTAAAATAACATCTGTCTCTGTTGGGTGGAGAGTTGGGGATGAGGGTATTATTTCAATGTAGGCTTCTTTATAACCTTTATTATTGAATTTATCTAATTGCAGTTTATTTTCAATTAACCAAAACATCCTATTAAATATACGATAGGAATTTTATTTAAACAAACTTAGGATATAAGTCTCTCTATAAATTGAGAGAATCCATACCATTTTTGATTTTTCTCAATTAAAGAAGCTTGTGTTAAGTTAGATGATTTATTAGCTGTATTAAAAATAAATGATGTTACCTCATATAAATCAATAGCAGCTGTAACATCATTATTATTAAATTTATCAAAAGTTTCTTTATCAATTTCTAAAAAATAATATTCATTTGTTTTTTTAGCAAAAAATCTTAAAAAATTAAAATTATTGTCAACTATAATATTTGGTGTATAAGATTTTGGGGCAAATCTATCACTATCTGGGGAAGTTTTTGGGAGGTTAAAATATTTTTCTATTTCAACACTATTTAAAAGGTCTTCATTTAAATTGTCATAATCTAATACTGGGTCGGGATCATCTTCATAAAAAGCTACTCTAATTTTATTTGAATTAGGATTATAATCTTCTTCATCATCCGTCATTTTAGGTGGTAAAATTAATTCATATAAATTTTCATTTACATTAGGGGACAATCCAGCAAATTTTTTCCCATCAGATGTTTCATAATAATTTCCAACATAAAAATCATCTGTTCCTTTTATTACATACTCATCACCATTTGTATATAAACCAGTTTTAACTTGAGACTTAGGATAATACATAATTTTTATTTTTTAGGAAAATTTTTCTTTAAAGCTGCTATAAGTAAAGGATCGGGAAAAATATCTGATTTTCCTGGTTTTACAGAATTATGACTATATACACCAGGAACCCCAGCTTTAGCTTTTTTACTAGTTTGACCTTTTGGGGGAAACATTTCATTGTAAGCTTCTTGATCAAAATGCCATTTAATATTAAATTGTGTTAAACAATCTTTAATCCATTTAATACAAGATGCTACTTGGGCTGCTGTGTATGCTTGATATATTGAGTATTTATATTTAATTTCTTTCCCATTAAAATCAACAGGGGATACAGCTTCTGCAATAGGTATTTTAGTACTTCCTCTTGACCAAAATTGACCATTTGGATCTTCCTCATTTCTAGCATTTGCTCTATATTTAAAATATCCTAAAGCTTGAATTTCTGTAGACATGGCAATTTTATTAAATCTAATTTTTGATCCTTTAATACCTTGACCATAAGACCAATGTTCCCAAGGTACACAATATTCTATATGACCGTTAGCATCAATAATAGTATGAGTTGAAACTCTTCTTTTATTAAAAGAACCTACAGTTTTTTCACCTTTATCTGATCTTTGATGGCCTGCTGTATGATGTAGATAAACTTGAGTTATAACTTCTTTTTTTCTTTTAGGGCCAAAAGATCTAGTTGATAATTTAAAACTTGAAGGTGTTGTTAATATTGTAGGACCTAAGTTTTGATTTGGAGAGGTTTTTGAACCAGGTTGGTTTTTTGCTGTTCCTGTATTAAAAATAGGAGATGTTGAAGGAACCCCTTGTAAGTATCTAACGGTATTTATATTGTATCTTTTTGCCATTATACTTGTAAGTTTTTAGCTGTAGCTATTGTTTCTAATGAAGTTATCCATCCATTAGCACTTAATTTATGATTAACTTGTGTTATAATAAATTCTAAAGTATCAGGATAATTTGAGGGAAGAAAATCAGTATTAACTCTAACTCTATTATAAATTTTTATTCCACTTATACCATCCATGTCTATTTTTAGATTAAAAGGTAAAAATCCAACTGATGACTCAATATCCATTCCTTTTTGTTCTCCTTTTTCAACTTTTTCTTTTTGCTCTAAAGCTTTAACAATTTTTTCTGTTTTATACCAAGTAGTAGCAGCTGTTTTATTAGCTTTTATAATTTCATCATTAGCATTATGATTATCACTATTATCTAAACCAAGTAATCCCCAATTATCTTTAAATATAAAATCATAATTATCCCTAGCAGATTGAAATGCAGATGAAGATTTAAAACTTTCAACAGTTTCTCTACTAATTTTATCACTTATATTATTTTTAAATCTATCTATAATTCCTAAATTCCATCGTGAAAATGCTGTAGCTTCAATTCCTGGAACACCTCCATTGGCTGTGGCTCCAATTGTAATCATAGTAGCGTAATTTTTACTTATTTGGGTTGATAATCCAATGTTAGTTACAAAATTTGATGGTGGATTATCAGGATCATTACTGTAATTATATCCATAAACTTCTAATATAACTTCATCATCTGAGGCTTTATCAGGCTCTAAAGATTGATCAATAAATCTATACTTATTATCTTCTGTTATAATAGCTTCAATGTTATTTACTTCTCCTAAAGTAGAGTTAATGTCTGTTGCTATTTGTTTTAAACAGTCAAATAATGTTATATTTCCTTCTTCATCTACATCATCAAAAACAGAAGATATGTAAGAAAAACTTAAATAGATATTCATTATTCTACCTGTTAATTTTCTTTTAATATTTTCTTCTCCAGTTATTTCATCTGTTATAGTTTCATCATTTTTTACAATAAATTTATTTAAATTAGAAAATAATGGTGCTTTATTACCTTTTTTAATAGTATCACCTGTTTCAGGGTCTATTCCTTCTTCTTCACTAAGGCCTCTAATAAATTCATCATTATTGATAATCATTTTTCTAATGTCTAATGAAATCATATTGTCTAAAGCATAACAAACATTAGATTCAACATCAGTATCAATTTTTATCATAGGTACACCTAAATCATTAGAGTTAGTGTCAATTTTAAATAAATTATGGTTTTGAAGAAAATCAAGAAAACATCCAAGTCTCATAAAATGTTGGTTTAATCCTGGGGGGTTTTCCTCTTCTTCTCCTCCCTTCATAATATCATTTAAAAACATTATATCTCCTTTTTCAAAAAGCATAAAAATATCAGCCACATTAGTTCCAAAAACTTTAGAGTCTTTTACTTTGTTCTCAGTTTGTGTTCCTTTGAAAATTTGGATGCCGTTTTTTTCACCTGATGGAAATTGGAAGTTTTGTTTAACTTTGGGGAGAAGAATGCCACCATCTGTTACCAGATTACTAACTCTAACATTTGGAAAAGCGTAAACAGGAGTAATTTGTTTGTTAATCTTTTTATAAACACCAATTTCCATTATATCATAAAGTAAACTATTAACTCTATTTTTATTACGAAGTTGATTTTTCTTCTCACCAGAAGTTAAAATTTCAGAGGAAAAAGGATCACTATCACTTTCAGTAGAAGGTGTTGTAGATTCTGCTTCCTCTTCTTGACGTAATTTTTTATCTATTTTAGCTTGATTTATTAATAATTTTGTGACTATTTTAACAATGAAATCCTCATTTACATTATTAAATAAAAGTTTAGCTTTTTGTTTATTTGAAAATTCAAAGGAGTTAGCCCAATTGACTATCATAGAATTTCCTCCGTAAAAAGATCCCCCAAAGGTAGAAAAAGTATTATTATTATAAAATTGTTCAAAAGATATAGTTAGTTTTTGGATTGGAACTACATTATTACTCTTATTAAGAAATTTTAAATTTACATTTTCTTTATATAATTGGGCTTCAGTTTTAGTTTCAGTTTTTTCATATTTTTTA